AATGGTTATTATTTAAAAGATAATGATGAAGGTTTTAGTTGGGTTGCTAACTTTACAGGTGGTGGTTTACAGTGTACATCTGGCCCAATAAATGATAGAGCTTAATTATGTCAGGAGTTTCAATTTATACATACACAACTTTAAAACAAGCAATCAAAGATTATACTGAGGTTGATGATACTGTATTTACAACAACTATTTTAGATGGTTTTATAATGGCTGCTGAGTATAGAATTAATAATGATTTACCTATGGACTCAGATAGATTTGTACAAGAAGGCGCATTATCTACAGATAATAATACTATAAATGTACCAGCTGGTGCTTTGTTTATTAGAGGTATTGAAGTATTTAACTCAACGGCAAACACTACAGGAACTGGTGCTTGGTTAGAGAAAAAAGATCAAACATATTTATCTGAATATACTGATAGATTAACTGGTTCTGAAGGTGATCTAACTGCACAAGATGTAACAGGTTTTCCAAAATATTATGCTATGTTTGGTGGTGCTACACTTAAAACAGACACAACATCTGGAGGATTATATATAGCCCCTACACCAGATGCAGCTTACAAATTTAGAGTATATTACAACAAAATGCCGGTAGGACTTGGTTCTGGTAGTAATGGAAACTCTACTACATACATAAGTAATTACTTTCCACAAGGATTGTTATATGCTTGTTTAGTAGAAGCATTTGCATTTTTAAAAGGTCCAATGGAAATGTTGACACTGTACGAGAATAAGTATAAAACATCAATACAACAGTTTGCAGGAATGCAAATTGGGAGAAGAAGACGAGACGATTACACTGATGGAACAATCAGAATACCAGTCAAATCACCTTCACCCTAAACTAGGAGAAAAAAATTATGACAATAACATCAGCAGTATGTAACACTTTCAAAACAGAAGTTTTAAGAGCAATACACAATTTTACAGCATCATCTGGAAACAGTTTTAAATTAGCTTTATATACAAGTAGTGCAACTTTAAATAAAACAACAACAGCTTACAGTGCAACAAACGAAATTGCTAATGCATCAGGATCAGCTTATTCTGCAGGTGGTATAGCACTTACAAGTGTAACTCCAGCTTTATCAACTGACACTGCATGTTGTGATTTTGCAGATGTTAGTTTTACGTCAGCTTCTTTTACAGCAAACGGATGTTTAATTTATAATGACACTGCATCAGGTGATCCAGCAGTTTGCGCAATTGCATTTGGTGGAGACAAAACTGTATCAAGTGGAACTTTCACAATTCAATTTCCAACAGCAGACGCATCAAACGCAATCCTTCGTATAGCATAGGGAGGTAATCCTTATGGCATCTATTTGGGGTGGCGATAATCCTTCAGTAGCATGGAACGAAAATTCTTGGCAATCTAATACTTTAACCGTTTCTTTAACCGGTGTACAATCAACATCATCAACAGGTTCTTTAGAAGCTTTTAACGAAGAAGGTTGGGGTAGACAAGAATGGGGTAATTCTGGTTGGGGTGTAGACTATTCAGTTCTACCAACAGGATTAAGTGCAACTTCTAGTGTTGGAAGCGTTTTAGCTTCTCAAATTATTACCACAGAATTAACGGGAGTAAGTGCTACATCTTTGGTAGGATCACTAAATTTAGATTTAACTTCTGTTGTATCACCAACAGGTTTACAAGCACAGACAGAACTTGGAGATTTTGATAACGCCGGTACATTAGTCGGTTGGGGTAGAAACGGTTGGGGTGAAGAACCTTATGGTGATTCATTTAATAAACTTATTCAACCAGCCGGATTAAGTATAACTTCTAGTGTTGGTGCTTTAACACCAGCTGATGTAGTTGGATTAACAGGTGTGGCCGCAACATCATCGGTTGGGTCTATTTCTCCTGCAGATGTTATGGGACTTACAGGAGTATCTGCAACTACAAATGTAGGATCAATAGTTCCTGCTATAAGTGTTCCATTGACAGGAGTAAGTTTAAATTCTAATGTTGGTGCTATAACACCTGCGGATGTTGTGGGATTAACAGGACAGTCTTTAACTTCTAATGTTGGAGATGTAGAAATAGTTGAAATATTAATACTTAATATAACGGGAGTATCATCAACTACAAGTACGGGATCTATTATTCCTGAGATAGGTGTTCCTTTAACCGGTGTTTCTACAACGTCTGCAACCGGTACAATTACGCCAGAAGATGTTATGGGATTAACTGGACAACAGTCAATATCTAGTGTAGGAGAGCTTATTGTATTAAGTTTTGAAAATGTTAATATTGTAGGAAATACTAATTATTCTGATGTTGACGTTGTAGGCGAAACATCGTATACAGATGTAACACATGTAGCTTAGGAGAACAAAATTATGGCATCAACTTTTACAGATCTTGGTTTAGAATTAATGGCAACCGGCGAAAACGCTGGTACTTGGGGAACAAAAACTAACGCAAATTTAAGTCTTATTGAACAACTGACTGGTGGTGTTTTAAGTTTAGCAATTGCTGGATCAGGAACTACAGCTTTAGATATAGACAATGGTGCTTTAACAGGTACTGCTCAACAAAGAGTTATAGAATTTACAGGTGCTCTTACAGGATCAAGAATTATAACTTTTCCTCTTCTTACAGAAACTTTTTACATTATTAAAAACGGAACCACTAATGCAGAAACATTACAATTAAAAGCAGCATCTGGTTCAGGTGCAACAGTTACTTTTGCAGCAGATAACAAAGGATACAAACTTATTTATCTTGATGGTGTTGCAACAAACACTGGAGTTTTTGAAGCTGTACTAGGTGGCACTGGTGATGTGACTCTTACAGGTACACAGACTTTAACTAACAAAACTTTAACCGCTCCTAAAATAGGTACTTCTATTTTAGATACAAACGGTAATGAATTATTATTATTAACAGCTACAGGTTCAGCAGTTAACGAACTTACATTAGCTAACGCTGCTTCAGGAAATGCACCTAGTATTACGGCTTCTGGAGAAACTAACGTGAGTCTTAATCTAGTTTCAAAAGGAACAGGTCAAGTTCAAATTAATGGTAATACAGCATCAACAGTCGGAAAAGCTATTGCAATGGCATTAGTTTTCGGATAAAAGATTAACAGGAGAAAATAAATTATGGCAAACCCAAATCTAGTAAATGTAACATCGATCACAGGTGAATCGGTACAAGCAACATTAGACACTACTCTAACTACAGAGATTTTAGCGGCTGCTTCAGATACACTTGTAAAAATTAATAGTATTATAGTGGCAAACATTGACGGATCATCGGCAGCAGATGCTTCAGTTTTTATAACTAAATCCGGTGGATCACCGATAGCAATTGCAAGCACAATTTCTGTACCAGCAGATGCTACACTTGTTGTAGTAGATAAAAACACAGCTTTATATCTTGAAGAAGGTGATAACTTAGAAGCTGGCGCAAGTGCTAATGGCGACTTGACTATCACTGTCAACTTTGAAATATTAAACGACGCGTAGGGAGGTAATTATTTATGACAAAAATAATAAAATCAGCAAAAGGTACTTATACAACCGCAGACATAACAGTAGATGGCTCAGGAAGAGTTATCAGTGCTGCATCTGGATCAGGAGGAGCAGCAGGAAATTTAGTTGGGACTTTTGGTAGTGTTGGACCTTCTTCAGGAAATTATACAGCATCACCCGGTGCTAATTTTATAGTTGCTTATGTAGCTGGCGGCGGCGGAGGTGGCGGAAGAAGTCCGGGAAGTGTTAATGGAGGTGCTGGAGGATTTGGAGTTTATGCAACACCCATATCACAACCATACACAAAAGCTTTCGCAGTTGGCGGTAGAGGAAATGGCCAACAAGGACAAGGTAGTAGTGGAAATGCTGGAGGAGCAACTAATTTTGGAAGCCCTGTAACTGTAGCTGCAAATGGCGGTGCCGGTGGTGGTGGACCAGGAGGTAGTGCTGGAGCACAAGGAACTGTTAATGGTTCTACAAAAGATTTAACAAATGTAGGTACTTCTTCTAAAGGAACTATCATGAATCAAAGTTTAAGAAAACAAATGGGACACAGTTCATCATCAAACTCTCCTAATAATTTTAATTCAGTAAATGGAAATATTTCTTTGTCACAAGGAGGACCAGTTGCTAATATTGGTTCTGAAGGTGGTATGGATGGTGGTTTTGGGTTTTTATACGTCTACGAAAATATAGGGTCTTAATTATGGCTAAAATAGTAATGACAAGCGTAGAAGATGGTGGAGTGTACAAAGCATTCTTTACTCAAGCAGATCTTGATGGTGCTACTAGAATTAATCAATCGCAATACACTATTGTTGATTTACCAGACGCTGATTTAATAAAAATTCACAACGAAAAAGCTGCTTTTAAAGTAACTGACGGAGTTCTAGGAGTTATTGATATTTCACCTGTTCATAACAAAGAAAGTTATGTAATTGCAAAAGAAAGAATAATAACTTCTTTCGATGCATTAAAAGAAGGTAATTTTAAAAATACTGTTTCTTCTTTTATGGATATAGTTAATGGTATTGATATAGATTCTTTAACTATTAATCCTTCCGTGTCTTTTGCAGAACACGTAAAATCAATTAGCTCTAACGTTTATTACGACTACTTGCAATTAGCTTAATTTTTGATATAATACTTTCAAAATGTATGAAAGGTTTATGAAAGATTTATGCAAAATTTTATTGTTGTAGAGGATTTTTATTCCAAAGAAAACTTTGGTTTAATGTCTAATTTTCAAAGAACATGTAACATGAAAGGTTTACAAGTTCCTCAAAATATTTATTATCCATCAAGGCTAGACGCATACCCTACTTGGGAATCTAATTGTTTTGAAAAAAATGAATTAGAATATAAAATTACAGAAAATGCAATTTTAGAAAACACAAAATTTAAAATAAGTAAAATACAATCTTTGTTTAGAAAAGTATTAACTTCTGAATTATTAAAATCACCCTACAAAGATAGAAATGAATCGTTAGTTCACCAAGATTCTAATAACTACGATTGGGCAGGAGTTGTGTATTTTGACAGTTTTAGCATTGAAGATGGAACTAGACTATATTCTTATGCTGATCAAATAAAACCAGATGTTATTGTAGGATCTAAACCCAACAGATGTATATTATTTAAATCTCATTTGTTTCATTCTGCCGGTATAGATTGGAACAAAGACTCGCGAACAGTGCAAATTTTTTTTGTGGAGACAGATAAAAATGTTTGAAAATATAATTCAATTTAGTGCTCATGAAATATATGTAAATTTAAAAGATGAGTATCCTATACCTGCAAAAAATAATTTACCTGAATGGTTTAAAAAGTTAAACCATGATTGGCAAAACAAAACTGTAAAAGGTTGTATGCCTTTTTTAGATTCTATGTCAGCGGGCTATATTTTAAAAACCCCACAAGATTTTTATATAAATCATAATTTTACTGATGAAGAAGGTAATAAAGATACAACTTTTGCTTGTCCCATGAGCGAGGAAACAAGTACGTTAGACCTTCATTTTGTTAATTTAAATAAACAACAATCAGAACACCACGGTATAAATCAAGTCAAAGGCAGTCCTCATTTAGAAAAAAATAATAATCAAGGTGTTTTAAAGTTCTTGAATCCTTGGAAAATAAAAACACCCGCAGGATATTCTTGTTTGTTTGTTCCTCCATTAAATAATTCTGATGACAGGTTTAGTATAATTCCTGCAATTGTAGACACGGATTCTTATGAAAGAGAAGTTAATTTTCCTTTTATAATTAATGGGGATAAATATAAAACTTTAGAAACTACAATTAAAAAAGGAACACCATATGTACAGGTTATTCCTTTTAAAAGAGAAAATTGGAAAATGAAAATAAAATCAAAAAAAACTAAAGATATTGTTAAAGAAGGATTTGGTTTTTCATTAAAATTTTTACATAGATACAAAAATTTAAATTGGCATAAAAAATCATGGAAGTAGATAATTTTGTTAGAGTATATAATGCAGTAGATAAAAAAATAATCTCAAAATTTTTATTGTACACTAGAAAAACTAAAGAGTTTGAAGACGCTCCTATCGAAACATCTGATGGAACTGTGGTTGATACTAAAATACGAGATGTTAAAACACTGTGGTTAAGTGATGACAACGTAAGTTTAACTAATGTCCATTGGTATAATTATTTTAATAATTGTTTTATACAACACATAGAAAAATATAAAAAGGATACTAACTCAGAATATATGCATTATCACAATAATTTTGAAATGAATGTTTTAAAATACAATAAAGATAATTTTTATACTTGGCATACTGATCATAGTTTTAAAACACCACGAACTATGAGCTCTATATTATTATGTAATGATAGTTATAAAGGTGGGGAAATAGTTTTTAAACTACCTAATGAAAAAGAATTTTCAGTTGAATGTGGTGTAGGTGATTTACTTTTATTTCCAAGTAATTTTATGTTTGCTCATTGTGTAAAACCTGTCACAGAAGGAGAAAGAATAACTGTTGTAGGATGGATAGTTTAATGAAACACAACGTACTACCTTTATTTTCACAACCTTTATTTACTACAGAAACTAAACTAGATAATGATGAATTAAATTTTATAGAAACAGAACTTAAAAAAGAAAAAATAA